ATCAGGTGCGGGGATAGCGCAGGTGCTGTAGACCTGAGAGGTGTAGGTGCCGTCCGTGCCGGTGCACTGCCAATGCGCCGTGAAGACTACGTCGGTTTCAGTACCGACTTGAGGGTAACAGTCGAGCTGAGAGATGGTCCAAGTGATGGTTGTGGTCATGGGGGTTCCTTTTAGGGTTGGGCTTCAAGCGCCGCAACACGGGCGCGGAGGTCGTTGATGAGCGCTTGCTGCTCCTTGATAGCCGCAACCAAAAGCGGAACCATGTCGGTGTAAGACAGGCCAAGCTCATCAGGGTTGTCAGCGTTGACTGCTTCAGGGAAAACAGCCTGCACGTCCTGAGCAAGTAGGAAAGACCTGCTGACGTCATCCGCGTCGGTCTTGTATCGGCCCGTTACAGCACGCAGACTTGACACCTTGGACGCCGCACCCTCAATCGGAGTAAGCGCAGTCTTAAGTCGCTCGTCCGAAACGGCAGTCCACGCTGTGGCGTTTGTAGACAGATAAACGCCGCCAGTTGCAGAGTTTTTTACATAGAGCCGCGATGTGGATCTTTCGTAATAAACGTCACCACCATCTACACCTTCCGTAGCCAAAGCAAGAACGGCGTTCCCAGATGTGTTATTGGATATACGAATAATGGCATCAGACCCAGTTGCGGAAACTAGCAGCTTTGCCGAATTTATAGTTGATGTTGCCCCCACCAGCAAATCACCCCCGCTCGTGATGCGGGCGCGTTCGATGTTGTTTGTTAAGAACGCCTGAGCATGATTGGTAGCCGTGCCAAAGTAGCTCAGCGCCGATGCGCCTGAGCCAGATGTGTAGCCAACATACACGGTGACGTTGTTGTCGGAGGCTGTAATCTGAGGATTTCCTTGGGGGCTGATAAATTGAGCCGCACTCCCACCTGTCGTGCTGACCTGAAATTTGTATGAACCGCCTGGAACAACGCCCACCCCCAAATTCCCACTCACATCCAGTGTCATCGCCTGCGTGAAACTGATCGCGTTGCCTGCGGTGCCGGAGGGGGCTACATAAAAGGCATGCTGCCCAGCCCCGTTGTTTACAGCGTGGTAAGCCGCAAAACCATTTGCCAAATACCGATAATTGGTGCCATCAAAATAGGCATTACCCACTGAGAGAACAGAAATGCCCGCACCCGCAAAAGCACCAGAAGAAAACTGAACCGCCTTAGCCCCAGCACCCCAAGCACTCGGCGTCACCCCCAGGCCGAGGTTGCCGGAGGAGTCGAGGCGCATGCGCTCTGCGGCGGAAGTAAAAAAGCGCATCGTGTTGATGCCGGACGCTTCAATAATGGGCCCATCATTGTCCGCGCCAATCTGAAGCGTTGCATCTGTAGCAAGATCGCGGGTGAATTTAGCCAGCGTTGCTCCGCTTGAAAACACATCCAACTTTGCCAACGGCGAACTCGTCCCAATCCCGAGGTTGCTGCCATCAAACACCAACCCGCTGCCCGTGGTCACCACGTTGCTGCCGTTGAGGTACATGACCCCGTTGGCGGTGTATGCGGAAGACAACTGCCCGAAGTAGTTTGCCGCTGTTACTACATTTACCCCATCACACCGCAGGGTCATGGAAGCCCCGTTGGGGACGGAGATGCCCGAACCAGCAGCAGTCTTGACCGTCTGAGCAAACCCCGTGCTGTTGGTCACGAAGTACAGCTTACTGATGGCTGGGCAAATGACTTGATACGAAGCCCCCGGTGTTCCACCCAATACAAGGAACATGGCCTTGCCGTCGTCATCCACGCCGTTAGCGTTGTTCAGCGTGTAGTTGCCCGCTGTCATCGTGATGTTTGCCGTACCCGCAATGGCTCTATCGACTAGCGCAGTCAAACTGTTGTTGACTTCAGTGCCCCAACTCCCAGGGTATTCCCCAACAGAAGGCTGAATCAAACGAAGATTGGTGGAATATGAAGGCATGATTTACCTCAAGCAAAACGCAGGAGCGCCGTGGTGGCCGTGGGGGTGGGCAGTTGAACCGTGAAGTTCGGGCCAGCAGTTTTGTCAGCACCGAAGTCCAACACAGCGATAGCGCGGTTAGCCTTGGAAGTGTTGTAAATCAACGCACCACGGGCAGTGAAAGTAACGCCAGTCCATGCCGGGTTGTTGAAGGTACAGTAAGCAGTGGTGCCGGAGAGCAGCACCTGAACCCCAGACAACACTACGCCACCAGCGGTATAGCCCGTACCAGAGACCTCGCCCGTAGCGGTATAGACCGTGGTGTCAGCACCAAGAGAAGCGGCGCTCGTATAGAGCGCCATCTTCAGGACATCGGTATCCAGATCATGGATAGCCAGCCATGACTCCTGTTTGAACGAAGAGCATAGCGTTTGCACCAGAGCCATTTAGATCACCTTCGTTCTAACTTGCCCGCTGCGGTATGCATCTTGTCGGTCTTTCCCGTCGCCCAGGTTCTTCAGCAAGGTCAGGGACTGCGCGTATTCCTTGTCCATCATCGCCACGATGTCCTGCTCCTGCTTCATGAACCGAGCCGCCTCGACCATTACCGCGTTGAACAGCACGGAGTCAAAGTTGTCGCCTAGCCATGTGTTGCTGGCCGTGACGATGCTCTCTGGGTAGTAGAAGTAGTTCAGTTCTGCATTGAGAGAAGCCGAGGGAGTTGGCCCCAAGATCACTTTCTGCACCAGCGGGGTTGTCGTTCCGTCCAGCGCGTAGTACCTTGGTGTGCCCGTGGTTGCCGGGTTCGGATAAGACTCCCGCATGAAGTTCACATCCTTGTTCAGGAGGAACACATAGTCGCCCGTAGCCTCCACAACCGCAAGGCTGAAAGCAGAGAGGAAGTCTGTAGGCAGGGGCAGCAAAGGACTGCCAGAGACAAGCGTCAGCGTGGACGTTTTGCGCAGGTTGGGAAGCTGGACCGAGTTGTAGATGCGCTGTTCGCTTAACTGAACCAGATTAGCGAAGTCTGTCGCTGAGAACGTGTTCTCAGTAGCATCCTCGACGGCAACCTTGAGCGCGGCGTAGTCCAAGGTTTACCTCACGCCATCGGCCCACGAGACATAAAGCCCCGCGTAGCAGCACCGGACCCACGCTGCTTGATGCCAGACGTCTTGGCAGGCGGAGCAGGATGCTTGGAGATGTTGTTCACCACCATGCAGAGGTCCCGAGGGTTCTCAGCTTCCTGGGGGTATGCCTGCTTGGCAGGCGGCAGCTTTGTGACCTTGCCCATGATTCACCCCGTCTTCTGGTTCATGGCGCGGGACATATTCTTGCCCAGGCGCATGCGGTCCTCAGAGGTGGGACCACCCTTTTTGAAGCCATGAGCTTCCTTCGGGGACTTCTTGGCATGGGCGCGGAGAGCACTCATGGCTTTGGTGTCTTTCTCTTTCATCATCGCTCCTTAAGCGGTAGATACCGCGACTATACCGACTAAACCCTGTCCAACCAAGCTGTTCGGCGTCAGGGGCGCATCAAAACCACTGGACCCACCCACCGGAGCCCAGCCCCACTCAATCACGCGACTACCCTCGCCAAACGAACCTGTGGCAGTCACGCCAGAAGAGTACCAAGTGTTCGTGTCTGGACGCGGATCTCGTATGGCGATTGGGTCGCTGACCGGGTACATGCCAAGCTGCAACTGCGGATGATCCATCGACCAGCATTGAGGACACGCTTTGATCTGCGTTTGTTTGGTCTTTACGACTTCGTTTTTAAGTCTCTTTAGTGGAAACCTAAAATTGCAATAATCGCAAAATCCGAAGGCCTTAGCACCATTTGCGAAGCGGTTTGACATAGTTTAGGGAGTTTAGCCTGCGACGATAAACTGGCTAATTAACTGATAAACATCAGTCTGAGCCCTTGCGCCGTTAGCAAAACGGTTGCTCACACAAACCTGCCTTTAGTTTTGCCGCGCTGCGCAATACCGTCACCGCGATGGGACTTAACCTTGCCGCCGCGTTTGTACTCTTCAGACAACTGCTCTTTACGAAGTTTGCCTTCTTCGTAACCAGCACCGCCCGCTTCTGCAACATTTTCCCCTGCACCTGCCTTCTTAAAAAGGCGCTTTGCCACTTCTTTTATATAAGTGATCGCTGCTGCTTCTGCAGCGTCTCTCAAAGACAAAGCAATCCTTTTCCCTATAGCGCTTCTACCTAGAACCGGCACCATCGACAATACGCCCTGGGCTACGCCTTCTGGGTTTTTGTCTTTAGCTGCACCAATAGCGTCCAAAGCTCCAGCAGCCATACCAATCGGCGTAACTATTTGTGCAGCTTCGTACGCCAACGGGTAGTTGGCTTTTAGCTTCTTATGCCACTGAAGTAGCCGATCCTCTTCGGTATCTTTGCTCATGATATGAATTGCTCTCTCGGTACAAATCTTACGGCACTCTTGTCTCTGTCCTCGGAACTGGCAAGATCCCAAGCCTCGTCGTACTGCGCCTTCAGCACCTGCATGCGCTCCATCGCACCGGGGATCTTCATGGACAAGTAATACGCCAGTCCGGCCACCAGAGCGTTGAGGAACCGGAACGGGATGTCCTGCGTGTACGTGCCACCCGCACCAGCGTCCTGTATGCGGCGCAGTCGCCAGTAGACGAACGTGTAGGTCTGAGAGTTGTCCGGTGTGGGCCACACCGTGAACTGCGGTGCTGCTGCTTGGCGGTTGATCCACACCTGAATCGGCCTTGCCTGCTGCAGCTTGTTGGGGATGGACGAGTAGGTAGAAACACTGATGCGCGTGATGGTCAGGTCCGTCTGCGTGGAGACGTTGCCCGCGCCCGTGCGAATCACATGTTCAATCAGGTCCACCGTATCGGCAGGGAGCGTGTAGGTATTGGTGCCAGGAGTGAGAACCTGTGAGCCTTGCTCTACGGTCCACAAATTTATGCCACGGTTCGACCAATCTGCAAAGAGAAGATTTAGGCTACGTCTTGCAGTACGCAAGTCATATCCTGTGCGCAACTCAGCACCGCATCTTTCGAATGCTTCTTCGACGTACTCATTTAAGTCGAGATTAAACGCAGTGGTGCCGGAGGTTGTCATGCCGCATCTTTCTTCGTGGTGACCATGTCATCGCCTTTGCGAACGGTCACCTTGTCGCCTTCTACATCGACCCGCATGGGCTGCTCAGGCTTGTCCAGACGGTCCAGCTTGTCGATCAGAGACCTGATGACTTCAAACTCAGGCTTCTCCTGCTTGGCTGCGCCGCCCGCAATACCGTTGAGCATGGAGATGAGCGCCGTTAGCGCAGCACCCAGCAAACCCATGACGGCTGCAATCTTCTCCGAGTCAAGCGCCAAAGAGGCTAGGACACCGATCACCACGATGAACGTGATGTAGAAGAGCCCCTGCTTGCCAATCGCTTTGCCAGCGACCTCCTTGGCCGTTGACTGCGCTTCAAGCCGATTGAGTTCCGCTTTGACTTGCGCCTTGAATAGGGAGAGATCTTGAACTTCAGACATTACCTGAACCTAGCGGTCTTTGCAGCAACCTTGGGAGGCTGGGCGACAAATTGTCGTCCTTTTGCTTTTCCTTGCCTTTTTGCCTTTGTAGTTGCAGCGTATTCTGAAGGTGTAAGAGACTCGATAGCTGCCTTGGGGAGGTAGCGTTCGCCGGTCTTGCTAGAAGGTTTGCCACTGCGTGTCCGCCATTTCTGGTCACCCCAATCCTTCAAGCTCTGCTGCGGGGCCTTCATGTCAGTCCTTATACCCGCCGCCCTTGGCCTTGTACTGCTTGGCAAGAAGCTGTGCCTTGCGCCCGCTCCACTGACCTGCTCCGGTGCCGTGCGTGGCTTGTGCCTTGATCTTGTTGAACAGGGCTTTGCGCATCCCAGGCTTGGTGTAGTTGCCAGCCTCGTTTACAGAGCCACCTTTAGCGTACTCGGTAAAGTCAGTATTATCCCTGCGGGCATGGCGTTTTCCGTCCTGAAGAAAGTCGGTGTTGTCACGGCGCTTCTTCACCACACCCTTGCGGATGGCTCCCATGCCACGCGAGTTCAACATATCAACTCCTGCACTCCACGCCACTGCCTGAACGCAGGGACCATGTACTTGCCACGCGCTATTGGCCCAAAGCACACATAACGCAGCGCATCATCTGGTGTTGAGCCTTGCGGATACCAATTTTTGCCATCCCACAAAGAGAAGACAGGCTGCTCCACCTGATCCGGCCAACTTTGGTCAACCATGTAAACGCCTTTGCGTACAGGCTTAGACGTATGTTTGAACCACGGCGTCAGCGGAGGAAATTTGGTATACCAACGGTCAACATTGACCTTGAGGCTTGGATCGTTAAGGTTCATTTTACGTAGCTCCCTTACACAAACCGGCCCTTGGTTTTGCCACGCTGTTCGCAGCCGCCGCCACGGACAGAGCCGCCCTTGGCGTAGCCTTTGATGCTGCCACCTGATGCCTTTTTTACAGGTGGTGCTGTAAACTCTTCAAACTCCCGCCGTTTTTTCTCGTCTAACTGACGCGTTATCTCCGCCGCTTCCTGGGGCGATAGCACGCCGGTTTTTGACGCTTTAGCAGCACTTGCGGCAGGTTTGGAGGCAGGAGCAGCGCTTGGCATAAGCCTTCTTACTTGCGCAGCGTTAGCTGGGTTCTCCATTTGGTACTGCCGCATAAGACGGTTAACGATATCCTGCCCCGCCGCTTCTTGCTGCTTTGCAATATCGGTTGCCATCTCAGATCACCTTGCACTTGCGAAGGCCACGCTGTTCGCAACCACCGCCCTTTACAGAGCCGCCTTTGGCGAAGCCAAGCGTACTACGAATACGCTCACCGACCGAGCGGGTATCAGTCCCAGTGCTGCTAGACCGAGCGCTCTCGCGCATGGCTTTCATGCGGTCAGAGATAGAGCGGCTGTCCGTTGAGGTGGAAGAGCCCTTGCGCTCGGTGCCGCCCATGCGCTCAGTCGCTGAACGCTCATCGGTCCCGGTGCTGCCCATGCGGGCACGCTCACGTGCGGCCTTGGCGCGTTCGGAAACAGACTTGGACTCATCGTCCTTGGGGTACTTCTTGGCTGTGACTTCAACTCGCTGAGGTGGAGGCGATTCAGCACGCTGCCCCAGGTTTGCACCACCCGGAGTTCCTGCGGGTGGCTTGGCCTTGGCCTTGGCCTTGGGTTTGTCCTTGGGCTTCTCAGGCATCAACTCCGCCGCAGCGGACATTCCCGTGGCAGCAGGGCGCTCGTCCTCGCCGTAGGTGACTTCACCGCCGTCGTCGTAGCGAAAGTTACGCTTCTTCATCTCCGGCTCCTCAGCAGGCTTTGCCGCCCATTGCCATCTTGACCATCTTGCCCTTGGTCTTGCCCTTGGACTCGATGCCGCCGCCCTTGGCGTAGGCCATGCCGCCGCCCATCATCTTCTTGGCGGGCTTCTTCTTCTCGTCCTTCTTCATCATGAAAGCAGGGATCGGTTTCTTCATTTCGGACTCCTTATGGGCCTTGGGCCCGACAAACTTCTCGGCAACGCTACGGGGGATGCCTGTGCCCTTTGGATCTTTCAGTGCCGCGTACATCAGACGCCGCTGAGCATCGGACTTAACCGGCAACTTGCTTACTCCGCAGAGTATCCAGCTTGGCTTCGATCCTGTCAAAGCGCTCCAGCAACTCTTTCATGTCCGCCCGGAACTCAGACCGTGTGATGTGGTCACGGGCAATCTCTTCCCGCGTGCGGTTGAGCAGGATGGAGATGCGGTCAAGCTCCCGGAATTTGGCAGACATGAAGAACGCCACTGCACCAATCAGGATGGTCAGGACGAGGTTCCAGAGTATTGTCGCTTCCATAAGTCACTCAACACTTCCAAGCCCGCAGGCTTTTGTTGATACGAGAGTTTGGATCTTTGGCTGTCTTCTCGCTGGTGAGTTTAGCCTTCATCCCCTTCATCCGGGCACAGAACGACTTCTTGCGTGGGCCACCTTCGGGTTGGGGCGCTTTCAGCCCAGGCTTGCCGGGGTTGGCTTTGTTGTAGCTGGCACGGCCTTTGGCATTGAGGCCCCCCGCGTCTGATTTACCTTCAGCCCTCTGCCAAGCAGGCGACTTAGCCATGATCAGGCCCACATCCTGCTGGGAGTCTTGACTTCGACCTTGTAGGCGTCCAACTCAGGAGCCTTGTCGGTGTGGCGCACGTTGACATGCCAGCCGTCCAGCGGAGCCATCTCAGGCACTTCACCTTCGTCGGTCTTCAACATCTTGCCCGTGGGCTTGAAGATCGTGCCAATCACATCCACCGCCGCATACTTGGGCACCAGCACCGTCTCCACGATGTCGCCTTGCACGTTGGTCTGCTCGGTGAACAGCGCCGCGTTGGCCTCGGCTTCGTCGGTAAAGCGTAGGAAGAAATCGGTGTACATGGGCACCTCGTTGAATGGGTCGAAGGGGTCGTAGGTCATGCCGTTATCGCCTGAAGTTCTGCGGAGGACAATTTTCGGGGGTAGTAACTGATACGGCGGAGGTAGCCGTTCAAGAACAGCGTAGTACCGTTTGCACCTACACCCATATACAAACGATTTATTGTCGGAACAGTGCCAGATGGGTCTGTTTGAACCGATAGCCCTTGTGTCGTAAAGGCAAAGTCATTTGTGGCGTAAGCAATGGCAGATTTACGAACTGTTCCGATACCAAAACCTGAACCGCTAGCCGCATAAAAACCTGCTTGTGGCGTGCCGCTAGCCACTACTTCACCGTATGGATACAGATTAGCGCCAACATTGGTGCTATTTAAGGCAATTAGATTGTTGCCAGTGCTATCAGACAACGCGGCAGTACTTGGAAACGCGCCTGACGACCGATAACCCGTAACAGCAAACTCACCGTATAGCGTCCCCTCAGTCGCGTTAAACCAAGGGCTCAGCGTATTCACTGAAGCCACATCGGCTGCACGGGTCAGCGCGGTGGTGGTGGTGGGGATGACGGAGGTGGCAAACGCGCCGAGTTCTAGCTGGGGCAGGCCGATGCGGAGGGTGAAATTCAGGACAGACCCGCTAGGTATGGTGTTTGTCTTAAAATAAGACTTTATTCCAGCTACGCTAGCATTTGCCAATGTTTGACTTATTATTCTTCTAGTAAAAGAAGTTCTAGTGCTATAAAAATTGTTTGCCGCTCCAGTACTCAAAAATGCATTTACGCTGTCAAACAACCATGTTTCATAAGAGGTGCTAGTGATTGCCGCATCGTCTTGTACTATTTGCACCCAAGCAGATCCACTCCATGATTGACCGTTTGAAGCAACAGTAGCTAACCCATCTGGTGTTATTTCAATAGGGTCGTTTGATGTGGTCGTGCCCGAAAAGTTAATGTCAATACATTGCACCCCTGACACTATGGGCAACGTAATACGCCTTGTAACCCCAAGTGGTGCCAGCAATTGCCAAGTAGTCGGCAACGTCCCAGGCGTCCCTGCTACCGCCCCTACCATCGTGTTGTTGCGGATGGAATTGGTGCGTGACTCCTCAATCAACAGCCCCTGAGCCGCCAGCGTGCTGGGGTTGTAGTCGAACCGTGGGTCGTTGATTGCTGCGCTGGTCAGCACACCAGCCGAGTTGAAGAACGTGCCAGTGGACGCACGGGTGAAGGTGATGATGTCGCTGAAGTTTTTAGTGACGAGTGCCATGATGTTTCCTCGTCAGGTGGTGATTGCCTGAAGTTCTGCTGAACTGAGTTTTCGGGGGTAATAGGTCACTCTTCTAAGCCACCCGCTTAAACGCGAAGTTCCGTCGCCGTCAGCGCCTAGTTTTAGCTGATTAACAGTTGGAATTGTTGCCGTCGTATCAATGCCTACGGTTCCAGCGTTACGAACCCAAGCAATATCGTTTGTTGCGTATGCAAAAGACGATTTTGTTGTTGCATTAAGTGGCGCAGCGGCTAATGCTGCAATCCATTGTGAAACAGACGTATCCACGCCAATAAATACTGTTTGCGTGCTTGAGTTGGCAGCGCGAATAATCATTCGGTTGTTATTGGTGCCGTCCGTTAGTGCGGCGGCATTTTGATTTTGCACAGCAACAGGAATGTTGTACTCCGCAAACAACGTCCCCTCCGCCGCATTAAACCAAGGACTCAACGTATTCACCGACGCCACATCAGCAGAGCGCGTGAGGGCTGTGGTCGTGGTGGGGATGACGGAGGTGGCAAACGCGCCCTGCTCTAGCTGGGGCAGGCCGATACGCAGGGTGAAGTCGACCGCTGCGCTATTTGTGACGGTAAATCTAAAACGCGGCTGAACAAATGCGGTAGAAGCGTTGCTGGTTGTTCGTGATGCGGAAATTCTAGTAAAAGTGGAGGTTGGAGCCGAGACGGAAATACCGCCAGCACCTAATTGCACACCACCAGAGTCCAACTCGCGGATATCAAAAAAATAAGCCGTAACATTTGTAAAGTTGCCTGCGACAACGCTCCACCAAGCCGAGGATGTCCATGCCTGCCCGTTCAAAGCAGCAATTTGAGTTGCCGCTTCCGGAACCAAAATGTATGAAGTTCCCGTAGTCGTTCCAGTAATTTGCAAATCGATGTAGGTAACGCCCCCGGATGTTCCGGTTCCAATAACATTCGTTGTCAGCCCTGCCGCTGATGCCACACTCCAATTCGTCGGCAGCGTCCCCGGCGTTCCCGCCACCGCACCCACCATCGTGTTGTTGCGGATGCTGTTAGTCCTCGACTCCTCAATCAGAAACCCCAGCGGGGCCAGCGTCGAAGGGCTGTAGTCGAACCGCGCTTCGTCAACCGCAGCAGAGGTCAGCGTGCCCGCAGAGTTGAAGTAGGTTGCTGTGGACGCTCGGGTGAACGTCACGATCTGAGAGAAGGTTTTTTGAGCTAGTCCCACGCCATTCTCCCAGACAGCATATTGCGCTGCTACCTGATACTCAGGCGTGATGAAGTCCGTGTTCAGAGTGTACGTGTCCGCTCCAGACAGATCCCCCGCCGTACCAATAAAAGACAAGTCAAGCGTCGGGCCAAGCTGGTTAAACGGGTTGTTCCCCCCGCCGCCACGCAACGGGTACGCAGGAAGCGCAAAGCCAAACCCGAACGACATCAGAAAATCCTGACCATGTTGGTCGCGGACGTACCCGACGCATACACACGAATCACTTGCAACGGCACAACCGTACCGCCCGGTACAGCAGCAAACGTCACATCTGACCCCTGCGCCGTCAACACCCGCAAAGCCCCCGTGGTGCCTACAAAGATCACCGAAGGCTCACGCAGGTTGTTGGTGTCACTAGGCGTGACAGCAGCCGCATCCCCAGGAAACATAGGGAACGTCGGACTGAAATTGGTCTTAGCCATGTAGATCTCCGCTCTTCAGGACACGCGAAGCGTGGGGGCTGAAATTGGTCTTAGCCATTCAGCACTCCTACAAGAAGGGGGCCGAAGCCCCCTGTCATCAGTTCTGGAACGTGGTCGGAGCCTGAGCGCCATCGTCAGCGCGTTGGATGTACTCAATGGTCACAACCGCAGCACCAGCCGTAGGGTTACCGCCAGTAGCGGTAAAAGTTCCAGTTACCGTCACATCAGCCGTGCCAATGTTGTTGGTAGCCGAGGAAACCAGCGCGGCGTCCAGCGTGGCGCGAACCGCTTGAGCAGTCGTCAGGCCAATCGCGGCAGTAGTCTGGTATGCGTTGGCAGACCCTGCGTTGCCAAACGTCACGGCCACAGCAGAAACCGAACCGCCAGAGATGGCAGTGGTCTTCTCTACGTTGAACCGCAGGATCTTGGACCCGGCAGGCAAGTTGAAAAGATTCACAGCAGACGGAGCAGTCGTCATGGCCGAGAACGGCACATTGACAGATTGCGTCAGCAGGGGCAGGCCGGTGTTGGTGGCGGAGCCGTAACGCTGAGTGCCCATACGAACAGGGCCGGAGAAGGTGTTGAAGCTCATGGCTTATTCCTCAAATCTGCGCCCGTCGTCTCTGAGGAGAAGTCTGCCGAGTCAGTCGGCGGGCTGTGGTGAAGCTCGGTTTGTAAGAGGGTAGCACAGGGGCGGGGCAGGGTCAAGCGCCTTTCGGCCAAGCCAAGTACATATCTTCAGGCGGGATCTTGTTGGACTTGAGCAGGTTCTCTTTCCGGGTGATAACTCGCAGATTCCAAGGCACATGCAGTCCACAAATGTCTTCGTGTTGCAAGGGAATGATGTGATCAACAACATAGGCTTCGCCGGTAGTCTTTGTAAGGCTTATAGCCTGCTCATACAGCGTCCGTATTTGACGGAACTGCGTTTCGGTCAACCATTTTGGTGTAGCTAAACGGTGCTTGCGCCGCCTTGCTTTTGTAAACGCACGAACAATTACGACATTTTCTTTTGCCCACTTAGCTCTGTATTTTTGCTTGTCTTCTTCAGGCCTTGCGGTAGCCGCAGCAGCTACGCGCTCTTTATTCGTTTCGTAATACCGCTGCTTCGCTGCCTGCCCAGCTTCGGATTTGTTGTACGCAGCAAAGTATGCGGCGCGGGTCTTTTTGCCCTCTTCCCACTCAGCCTTCAGGCAGTCAAGGCATGCGCCCTTTGTTTTTCTTGGGGCTACGTGCCCGTGCTTACACGGCTCCCCCGTGAAGTAGTACTTTGCCCCAGAGGCCATTGCCTCGGCTCGGGTCTTAGGTAGTGTCGCTAACTCCATGATGCCCCCAGTGTTGATACAGAGAATTTACCCGTATCCGGAGGATGTGTCAAGCCCAAAAGTAAAAAAGGGGCCGAAGCCCCTTTTGTAGTCAATTCCTGTAGCCTATTACGCACCAGGACTGCCGTACACACCGAGGCTGTCCGACACCCCGAAGCTGTAGCGCTCTCTGCTTTTAAAGCGGTTGTTTCCGCTGTCAAAGTCTTGGTCCATAGACGTAGACAAAGGCACACGCACGAAGTGCTTCAAACCGTTAGGCACATCAGTCTTCAAGAACCAAGCATTGGTGTCGGTCAAGAAGTGGTTGATCGTGTAGCCTTCTGGGATCGAACCATTGTTCTTCAGGGCGTTGATGTCGTTGTCGGTGGTGCCAACGCGCAGGCTGGTCTCCAACAGACGAGTAGCAACGAACTGCAGAGCAGGCGGAACGATCAGCTTGCGGGGCTTGGCAGCAATCAGCAGACCACGCTCGTCCGTCCAAGCAGCGATCTGGATCACAGCCGCTTCAAGGGAGGTTTCGTTCAGGTCTGCAGCCGTCGCGGGACGGTTGCTGTTGGTGCCACCGGAGACCAGCGGGTGAGCGGTCGAGAACAGGGATTGACCGTCGCCGTAAACAACAGCGGCAGAGAAACCATTGTTCAGGATGGACGCCGCCTTGACCTGCTTGGTGTAGGCCATAGCCCGTGCGAGGGACTTGGTGTACCGAGCAGACAGACTGTCGTACAGGTTGTCTTCCATCGCCTCTTCGGTGATGGAGAAGCCCATAGCGATGGTCTCGTGGTTGTAACGAGCGGTCCAGGCTTCCTGCGCATTGTCATACGCGATGGCTGCACCTTCGTTCTTCACCGGGGCTGCAGAGAAACCAGAGAGCTTGGTTTCTTCTTCGAACGAACGCTCGGAG